GAGCAACTAACTCAAATTTTTGAGATTATGCAAGAAGCTGGCGGATCGGAGCCTGGGTTTATTAATGCACAAGAAGCACGCCGTCGTGCACCTTGGTACAAAGGAGCAAATCCTTGTGTTGAAATTTTACTCGGTAACAAATCCTTCTGTAATCTTACAGAAACAGATATTGGAAAATTTAAAGGCAATACCGCAGGACTTCACGAAGCAATACGGCTTGCCGCCAGAGCTAACTATCGTCAAACCTGTGTTAACCTTAAAGACGGAATACTCCAAGAAGCCTGGCATCTTAACAATTACTTCTTGCGACTGTGTGGTGTAGGTTTAACAGGTATTGCTAAACGTCCAGATATGACTGGTTACGACTACGAATACTTAAAGCGTACAGCAACTAGTGCTGCTATTGGTATGGCAGATGAACTAGGCCTACCCCGTCCTAAAAATATTACTTGTGTTAAGCCCAGCGGCACATTGAGTAAAATTATGGATACAACTGAGGGCGTACACAAGCCACTAGGCAAGTACATTTTCAACAATGTTCAATTTTCAAAATACGATCCTGTAGTAGAAAAACTACGTGAAGCAAACTACAAAGTATTTAATCATCCTACTGATGATACTGGTGTACTAGTAACATTTCCTGTAGAATGGTCAGATGTACCATTTCATAAACAAGATGGAAAAGAAGTTAATCTAGAAACAGCAGTAGATCAATTAGAGCGTTATAAACTAATTCAAACCAGTTGGACTCAACAAAATACTAGTGTTACTATTAGCTATGAGCCACACGAAGTACCAGAAATTGTGGATTGGTTAATGAATAACTGGGATTGCTATGTAGGGGTATCATTCATTTATCGAAGCGATCCTACCAAAACTGCAAAAGATCTAGGATATTTATATCTGCCGCAAGAAGTTGTCGATGAACATACATTTCGAACATATGTTCAAGACTTAAAGCCTGTTAATATAGATGCAGCAAATAGTTTTGATGCAATCTTAGATGACGAGTGTTTAACTGGTGCCTGTCCTGTGAAATAAACTATGAATGATATTAAAATAACACTTACAAACTTAACAGTGCCTGATATAAATGCAATTTTAGCTGCTTTACAAGAATTACCTGCTAAAGTATGTAATCCTTTAACACAGCGAATTCAAAAAGAAGCACAACAACAAGTAGAACAGTTTCAAAAGCCTGTAGAAGAAACTGAATAAATAAAAAACCCGGTATACCGCAAGGTATACCGGGTTTTTTAATACTCATAAACCCCATTAAATACTACACAAACTTTAGATTTAGAATAGCTTTTTAATACTCCAAACCAATCTTCTATAGATTTAATATTTATGTGCATATTAGTACCATCTATAAAACTATTTCTAGATGGTTTAGTACTTATAGAATAAAAAATAATACCATCTGATTTAACAAAATTATTTATATCAAAAAAGAATTCTTCTAAGTAGTCATCTGGTACATGCTCTAATACATCAGAACAAACTACAAAATCAAATTTATTTGTAGGTTTTTTTGAATATATGTCATAAGCTGGATCATACCTATAAAATCCTTGAACTTTTTCTCCTAAAACATTTAATATAGACTTAGTATTATTTATCCATACTTGACTATGCCAATGAGTAGCTAATCCACATCCATAGTCTAATATAGTAACAGATTTCCTAGATTTTAATTCATGTAATATTTTATCAACTAGAGTGCGTATTCCTCCGCCATCAAAAGCTTTGTACTCATTATGAGTTGTTTCTTTTCCGTTTCTAAGAAATTTTTCTCCATTAAATATTTTTCGGTATTCTTCTATATAAGTATTAGTCATTGTATTTAATCTTCGGTATCTTGATCGCTATCTTCGTCATCTACACTGTTATCATTTGGATCATCATGTAAAGTACTAACTATTTCTATTAAAATGTCTCTATAAGGTTGTTCAACATCAGGTAAATCTGCTAAATATATATCAATATGTCCATTTCGTAATAATTCGGCATGGTACATAAACTGTCCAAAAGCATCTATTTCTTCTGCGATATTTTCATTTGCATAGGTTTCAATTGCTTCTGCAACAATATCTAAGTATTCTTGCTTTATATATGCTTTAACGCTAAGACTTAATAATTTAAGTGCTTTGCCTTCCCGTTCTCGCATAATTTGATTACGTTTAGCACTACTCCAGCTATATCCGCCATCGCCGCCCCATAAGTCCCAAGCTACTCGACCTTTGCTAGGAAATCCTTCTTCTCCGCTATGAAATCCTGTTGCTTTTTTATCAACTTCATGGCGAGAAAAAAAGCTATACATTCGTAATACTGTACTTGCACTTAGTGGCTCACGGTCTTTAAGTTGGTTAGCCCTGGCTAAACCTACAAGCGTTCCGCCAGGCTTTCCTTCTTCTTTCCACTTTAGGGCCCTGCGAGCTGCACTAGCCATTCCACTAGTTGGTTTGTAAGTTTTTGCCATATTCATCCTTGTATGCTAAAATTATTTGTTTACACATTTTACTACGTACTATATCTTGATCTAAAAATTTAACTATTGCTACGCCATCTAGTCGTTCTAGCCTATTAATAGCATCTAAGACACCACTATCTTTAATATCTGTTTGTTCTGGATCGCCGCTTAAGATTATCTTACAATTTTTACCTATGCGCGATAGTAGCATTTTAAATTCAGTTTTAGTCATATTTTGTACTTCATCAACTAAAACTATACTATTATCAAAAGTTGCACCTCGCATAAACCCTAGTGGTTTGGGTTCTATGTCCCCGTGTTTAAGAGCATATTCATAGAAACCTTTACCTAAAGTTCGTTGAAATACATTATCAAACGGATCTAAATAAGGAGCATATTTTTCTTCTAGTTCTCCGGGTAAATATCCAAGTCCTCGTCCTGTTTCTACATTTGGTCGTGTAAGAATTATTTTTTGTATTCGTCTATGAAACAGTTCTCCTGCAGCATAACTAGCTGCTACAAATGTTTTACCTGTACCAGCACTTCCTACACCAAATATTATTTCATTAGATTTAATTGCATCTAAATATTCGCCTTGTATATAGTTTAGAGGTTTAACATCTTTAAATCCATACTCTATTGGATTTTGATTTCTGTTAACTTGTTGTTTACGAGCTTTCTTACCAGAAGAAGTTGCCATAAAGTTCCTTAGTAACTTGCAATAATGCTAAGAATACCTAAAACGACGATACTTGCACTTATTAGTATCATTCCAGCCCCAGTTGCAGTTTCTTTAGCTTTTTTATAAATGTGCTCAATGTTTATAAAACTAAAACTGATTTCTTTTATTAAGTAAATGACTCCTAATGCAATTATAGAAAGTGATAATTTTACTAATGCTTCATAGGGTAAAAAATAAACTAAAATTGCTAGAAATAAAAATACTAATCCATATAATATTACTTTCATTTCCGTTTTAACCTATTTCTAATTTCATACCAATAGTATTGCTTAGCTAAGAGTATTATGGCCATTATGCCAGCAAACCAAGTTTCTGCATTAGCCGAAGGTTTAGTAAAAAATTCTTCACTAGCAATCATTTTACAGGCTACAATAAATAATACAAAACTACCTAAGTAAACCAATTTTGGATAGCGTTCAAGAAATTTTGCAATTATAGTACTACCAAATAAAATTATAGGTACACTAATTAATAAACCTAAAATTACTAACCAAAAATTACCGCTGGCAGCAGCAGCAATACCTAGTGCATTATCAATACCCATAACAGCATCTGCTACTACAATAGTGCCCATTGCGCTCCAAAATGTATTTTTTGCAGTTATTTCATGGTCTTTGTTGCCTTGTGCAAGTGTCCAAGCAATATAAATTAGTAATATACCACCAACTAGCTTTAAACCAGGTATAGTTAGTAAATAAGTTAAAAATAATACACTAATAAGCCTTACTAAAATTGCTCCGGCGGTGCCCCAAATAATTGCACGACGTTTAAGTTCTTGAGGTAGTCTATTGGCTGCCATCCCTATTACTAAGGCATTATCGCCGGCTAGTACAATATCTATTAATATAATGGCTAATACAGCCCATACAGTTTCTAAAATCATTTTTTATCTGGAACCTTCGTGCCTTCTAGTTTTTTATGAACTTTAATTTCTTTACATTCTTGTTGTGGTTTACCATCTTTGCCCATAACTGGTTTACCGTCTGCGGTAATTTTATCTACGCAAACTTTTTTAGTTTCTGGTTCGGCGCTGTAGGATACACCTACAAGTGTAATTCCAATACTTAATGCAATAAGTAAATTTTTCATATTAAAGTTCCGGTTGTGGAGCGGGTGGGGGAGCTAGTTTACCACCATAACCGCGTACAGGTTCTGGGCTTGCACTAGGCAAGGTTGGCTCTTCTCTAACAGGTCGTAATTCTTTGGTAGTTTTTGCAGTAGTTTCTATAGTAGCTTGAAATGCTGCTGTTTGTTGTCGTTGTGCTGCAAGCATAGCTTCTTGATCTTCTTTCTTACTACCTGCTAACATAATACCACTAAGAGTTCCTGTTAAAAATGTAGCAATAGGCACTATTAGTTCAAAAAACTTTTGGTCTATAGGACTCATAGCATTTAGTGGCTGAGTAACAAAGATTATACTGTATAGGACAACAAATACAATTCCTGTTAATGTAAGTGCTAAGCAAACTCCAATAAAAAAT